GCAGAAGCTACAGGCGTTAATGTCGATGTGCTTTCGAACGGTCTCAAAATCAAATCATCTGTAGGTAACAACGTGAGCGGTGGAACGTACATCTACGCCGCATTCGCCGAAAACCCATTCGCCGGGTCTAGCCCTGCTACTGCACGATAGGAGATAAAAATGTATGTAATCGAAAATTCAGAACACCAGATTGTCAACGACGGCAAGGGTCGGCAGATGTTTAAGTCGCTGGCTGTTGTCTTTCGCCCTGACGGCGGGCAAACCAGCCGTGCAAAAGTAAACGAGCAACTGTACGACGAACAAGGTCGTAGCTTGTTCATCCGTCAGGTTCTTGAGCCGGTCGAAGGTGACGGACCCGTCAATCTTGGATACGGTTCGCTGGAGTACTCAGACGGTTCGTGGAAACGTCCTAAGAAAGTTGGACCCAAAAATCCAGACCCTGCGCCGGGAGACGAGAACTACGACTACGTGTCATTGCGTCGGCGGGACTATCCCACGATTGAGGACCAGCTTGATGCCCAGTTCCACGATTCAAAGGATGGCACGACAACTTGGCAGGAAAGTATTCAAGCTGTGAAAGACAAATGGCCGAAGCCGGTTGTTGCTCAAGAGGCTCCCGCTGAAGAAGCTGCTGTTGAAGAGGCTGTAGTCGAAGAAGCTGTTGCTGAAGAAGCTCCAGCAGAAGAGCCTGTAGTCGAGGAAACTCCTTAGTTGAAGAGTAACAAATATGGAACTAGGCGTAAGGGAGCTATTAACAATAGCAACTGTTATAGGCGGCATAGCTGCTACTTGGGGTCTTGTGCGTAGTCAGTTAGGACGTGCTGTACAAGACCTTTTAAAAGTAACGCAAGAAATACAAAACTTGGAAAGTAAGACAGAAAATTACATAGCTAGCCAGGAAGTGCTAGAAAGCAGGGTAAAGGTAATATCTGATATTTTATCGCCAAACAACCTAGAAAAACGTTCCAGAGAATTAGAATACTTAGCTGGAAGAGTGGAAAAACTTGATGACCTTTTTAAATACGTTATGTCGGAGGTGGATAAACTCAAGTCTATGCACAATGGTAAGCATCCTCCTGTTAACTAGCTTAGCACAAGCTGAAAACCCAGAGGAATACTTATTTTCAAGATTTGTTTGCAAAGATGCTGAGTTTTTTAAAGCTGTAGACAAGGTAAAAGACAAAGTTGCTTTTAGTTCCCTGGCAAATTATTTCTTAGAAAGACAGCATTGCATAATGTTTCCCACATATTATATGTTCAAAAAGAAAAAGAAACATTTTGTTATTAACTTTATGAACGAAAGTATGGAAGTCTGGGAAAGTCAAGAAGGTGTTTTTATGTTAATAGATTTAGAACTTGGAAAAGAAGTATAATATGATAAGTTTAATAGGTTCTCTTTTAGGATTTGTTACTTCTACTGGCCCTGGTTTATTTAAGATGTACATGGACAGTAAACAAGATCAAAGAGACAAAGAACATGAACTTAAAATTTTAAGCCAACAAGCTCAAGATAAAAGAGACGAAGCTTTAATTACTAACACAGGTAAAGCAAACTTAGCTATTCATCGAAATTACGCTGAAGAAACTAAAAGAGCTAGTCAATGGGTAGTAGATTTATCAGCAACCGTAAGACCTTTAATTACATATTTCTTTTTCTTGGAATTTGTTTTGCTTACTTTTCTTTCAGCTTTTGGACTGATAAGCACAGAGCTTTTTCAGAAACTTTGGTCAAACGAGATAGTCAGTATTTTCAGTGTTATCATAAGTTTTTGGTTTGGTCAACGCTTAGTAAGCAAATGGTCGAAATGATAAATAAAAATGGTGTTGAATTACTAAAAGATTTTGAAGGATTTTCTTCTACTCCTTATAAAGATGTAGCTGGAATTTGGACAATAGGATTTGGGTCTATTTATGGAATAGACAATAAAAGAGTAACTGAAAATCATCCAAACATTACTGAGGAAATAGCTCAGGAATTAATGGAAAGAGATTTAAAAACTACAGAGTTTACAATAGCTAATCTTGTTAAAGTGCCGCTTACTGAAAATCAATTCTCAGCTTTATGTAGTTTTGTGTACAACATCGGTTCAGGAGCTTTTCAAAGAAGTACAGCAAGAATGAAATTAAATAGAAAAGATTACGAAGGTTGTGCAAATGAATTGCTTAAGTGGAAATATGCTGGTAAAAAAATAATTCCTGGTCTTTTACGTAGACGAAAAGCAGAAAGAGAATTATTCCTAACGGAGATTTAAAATAATGAGTTACAGAACTGTTATTGATAACGTACTGACTAGGCTTCGAGAAAATACTATTGGTTCTGATTGGTCAGGAGCTATCTCCGCATCTTCTGAGCTTGACGATTATCAGAAGTTAATAGGAGTATTAGTAAATGAGATTAAAGAACACATTGAAAATTCTTGGGACTGGACTTCTCTTCGATCTATTCAAACTGTAACTACTGCGGCTAGTACTGTAGAATACGATATGCCTAATGTAACAAATCGTTCTAGAATACTACAAGTTATTGACAACACTAATGACTCCGTTTTACGACAAATTAGTGATTCTGATTTTTTTAATTATACATACGTAGGTACTACTCAAACTGGACAGCCATTTTATTATCGCTTAGAAGATAATGATATTCATTTTTGGCCTACGCCTGATGCTGTGTATGACATTAAAATAAATGTAGTTATTCCTCAAAATGACTTAACGCTTGCTGCTGACACTTTTACGGTACAGGAAAGGCTTGTAGAATTAGGCACCTATGCTTTGGCTCTTAATGAACGTGGAGAAGACGGTGGTACTATCAGCGAAACAGCAGGAGCTAGGTTTGACAGTGCATTATCAGATGCTATTTCTCAAGATGCTCTTCGAACTATAGACGAGACTGTTTGGTATGCCAGCTAAACCTACAACACCTATTGTTCTTAATGGGCTAGGCTCAAGAGGACTTAATACTCAGGGGCAGACTTCTACTCTAGGTCCAGAGTGGTTGACTGAGGCTGAAAATATTGTATATGACCTTGAAGGTCGTATGGGACCACGTCAAGGTGTTAAACAAATATCAAAGACTGTAGCTTCTCCAGTAAAATCTTTTGGATGTTATACTAAAAGTGATCGTACTACAGAATGCTTTGGTGGTTCTGGCAGTACTATTGTAAAACTAGATACTACAGTAACGCCTAACAACTTAACTACTCAGTCTTTTTCTGGTACACCCCAGACTATCACTGATAGTAACTGGCAGTGGATTAACTTTAACACTGAGTTTTGGGGTATCCAAAGTGGACATAAGGTTATAAATTATGATGGAACTAACTGGTACGATATTGATGACTTAGGTGCTTACGCAGCGCCTACTGGTCCCACTACCTTTGATCCCTCTTGTGGTTTAGGTGAGTTTGGTCGTATGTGGTACGGTGGTATTACTGAAGACCCTGGCACTCTGTACTACTCTGATAACCTTATCGGTGAAAAACTTACTGGTGGTGCTGCAGGAGTTTTAGATTTACATACAGTCTGGGGCAATGATGAAATTGTTGGGTTGGCTGCTTTAGAAAATAAGATTGTTATTTTTGGTAAAGAAAATATAGCAATTTACAAGGGTGCTGAAGACCCATCAACAATGGTTCTTGAAGAACTAATTAGAGATAAAGGACTTGCTGGACGTGACAACATTGTGTACGTAGGTGCTGACATAGTCTTTCTTTCTTATGAAGGTCTAGAGTCTTTTCAACGTACAACTCAAACAGATGGTAGATCACCGCTAGAAGGACTTACAACTACTGTCCGTAACGCTTTAGTACGTCTTTTAGTTGATGCTGACGTAGACAATATTAAAAGTTGTTACTATCAAAAAGAAGGTTTTGTTGTTACTTTTACGCCAGATGATGACATTGCGTATTGTTTTGATTTTGCTTTAGGTAAGAAAGAATTTCCTCGTATTACTATTTGGACTTTTAACGATAATCCTCTTTGTGCTTTTAGTACCGTTGATGGTAAAATGTACATGGGTTTATCTAATTCTGTAGCAGAGTATGATGGTTACTATGATGTATCAATTAGTGACGTTACAGGTACTTATGGCAATCAAAGTGTTTGTGAAGCTGCTGGTAACACTTGGAGATCACCTATTTGTTGGGCTTACACAAACAATCAATACAACTGGTCTTTTCAAAGTCCTTGGTTAGACCTTGGAAAGCCTGTTGTAGCTAAAATTGTTAAAACTGGATTGATGTCTATTAGTGGCGGTGAAGACGCTACGAGTACTATTTTTATTTCTAAAGATTACGAAGAGGACAGCATCTACTCAAAAACATTTACCCTTACATCAGACGCTACTACGTATTTATGGGGAGATCAAACTTCTTTATACGGTATTGCTAAGTATGCTCCTGCTGCTAGTCCAAGACAATATAGAGTTCCTCTTGCACGTACTGGTCGGGTAATCCGTATTAAAATGACTACAGAAGTTAAGGGTAAAGCATCAACTTTAATTACAGCCGTGCTTTTATCAAAGCTTGGCAAAATACGATAACTAAGAGGTAAACAAAAATGGCATCATTACTTGGTGACTTAATTGCTGGTGGATTGAGCTATCTAGGTTCTAGAGAACAAGTGAGAGCCGCTACTAGCGCAGCGGAAGCACAGGCTGCAGCTATCCGGCAACAATCTGCTGATGCACTAGCGGCTGCAGAACCTTGGGCTATTGGTAGTTTAGGAGGCACTGCTGCCTTTGATAGCGAAGGTCGCTTAGGTACACTTATGCTGTCTCCTGAGTTAACGGATATATATCAAGGAGCTTTAGCCCGTAGTGGTCTGTGGGGAGCACAGGCGTTAGAGTATGGCCTTGATCCTTTTGCTGCTGCTGATGTTTTTTACCAACAACAAGAGCCTATGTTTACTGAGCAAGAAAATAGAAAAAGAACCGATTTGGAAACACGTCTTTTGGCTCAAGGTCGCTTAGGTTCTACTGGTGGTGCTGAAGAACAACGTGCTTTAGAAGAGGCTATTGGTACTGGTCAGCTACAACGTAGGGAACAGTCTTTCAACCGCGCTCAGGCTTTGATTGACACTCTCCTTGGTCGTGAGTCTGGTGACCTTGGCCGTGCGACTGGCCTGTTAGATATCCCGTTACAGTACGCCAATGTGGGCCGTGGTATCGGTGGTACTCTTGGGCAGACTGCAAGTGCTGGTCTGGCATCTCAAGCCTCTGCACAGCAGCTTCTTGCGAGAACCCAAGCTGCTGCTGGTACGCCGATGAGTGCTGGTTTGTTAGGACTAGGGGATGTTGTTAGGCAGAACTTTGGAACTAGGAGACCTTAATAATGGCTATTAACCCAACAGGGATATCTTGGTTAGATCAGTGGATATTAAGCCAAGGTGGAAAATTGAGAGGGGACACTGCTGATACTCCTGATGCAACTGCTGCCTCTGCTCCTCCTCAGTACTACCCTAAGCGTTGGGTAGACCGCTACTTGACTGACGAGAATTGGGACTATAATGACGATAGCTCTGTTTCAGGTCCCTCTCCTAGCATTTCTGTTGGGGAGAGCTTTGAAAGTCTCTTTGATAGCGCTAAAGGTATCTTCGATAACTTTGAAGTTGGGGATGTGTTTGATGTTGGTGAGGGGGCTAAAGGTTTATTTTCGGGTGGCTTAGGTGGATTGGTAGACGGCATCAAAGCTGACTTTAGCAACTTCTTGGCTGCAGAGTTTGATCCTATTAACACTTACACTAGGGGCAACCAAGGGCCTTTCTCTAATATGGTTAGAGCATTGCAAGACCCCAGTGTTGGGATGGGTCGAAAAGTTGGTGCTTCTATGTTAGGCGTTGGCAGTACACTCCTCGGCGGTTTGTTGGGTGGTCCTTTTGGACTGTTTGGTAGTGCTGCTTCTGCTCTAAACTCAATGGGCGCTTATCACGATTGGAATCCAAACGAGGACAGTAATCTAGCTTACAACCCTGCAACTTCTAAGTTTGAGTGGGACAGTGAGGCTCCAGGCGGCGGGGGTATTCAATGGGGACCTAAGAGTGCTAGAAACATGGCTAAAGATATTACCGAAAATCATCCTGACGAGTGGGTTACTATTCAAAATGAAGAAGGTGCCCCTTTGGGACAAATTCAAGGAAAGGATTTAGCTGACTGGGTGGATATGACTACAGGCGTATTAGGTCCTGATGGACGTATGTCTATGTCAGCATATGAAGACCCGTTTGCATTAGGTTACATGACGGATATGTTTGGCCCTGGTCCTAGTATGTCTATGGACTTTCCTGGCATGACTAACAGTGAAGCACTTGGCTCCTTGAGTAACAAAGAAGGATATGCGTGGAATAGCCTCGCGGCTAACAATCCTACACTGGGTTATAATGACCTTGTAGATTTAGCGGCTCGGGAACAAGCGCAACTTGAAGAGTCTATGGCTCTATCAGGAGATTGGGCTTCAGGACCGTATGGCGGGACGATTGGCGGGCTATCTCTGGATGATGCTTTTGCTAATGCTATGGAAGAAGCTGGTCCCACTGGCACTGTTGACAGTGGAAGTGATGGGTCTA